ACCGCCTCAATACGGCGATTTTTCCGACGTACTTGACTACCACGGTGCACTGAACGCCGTTCGACGCAGCCAAGAGGCTTTTGAGGGCCTTCCAGCGGCATTGCGCGCACGGTTCTCAAACGACGCCGGCGCCCTCATCGACTTTCTGGGCGATGAAGCTAACCGAGCCGAAGCCGTAGAGCTCGGCCTCGTCAACCCCCCTCAAGACTCTGGTCTTGGTGGGGGCACGGGGGCTTCCCCGTCTCAACCTCCCTCCACCCCACAAACCCCGTGAAAACCCTTGGGCTTGCGCGCGCGATAACGCGCCCGCAGCCCAATATATGGAACAAGTCCCTACTTGATATACTTGTTCCAGGTGACCCCAGTCACCTACACTGGAGGCTCTCGAAGCCTCCTCAACCTCAAAGGAATCGCCATGCGACACAACGTGAACAAGGCAGCCTCTGCCCGGTCTTTCCGCTCCAAGACGCAGACCACCAAGCGCATCAACGTCGCACCACCGCCCATGCGCGGCGGCTGGCGTCTCTGAGCATGGCCCACCGTGGCCTGCTACCACCCGTTCGGGGCTTTCAAGCTCCCTGACGGGTCTCTCTCTTTCAAGTCGTCAACGACCCATGGGGGCGATCCAATCAAGCTCCCCTGCGGTCAGTGCATCGGCTGTCGACTCGGCCGTGCGCGCGACTGGACAGCGCGCATCGTCAACGAAGCCAGCCTGCACCCCTCCAACCTCTTTCTCACACTCACCTACGACGACAAAAACCTACCTGCCGACAAATCCCTGCACTACGAACACTTCCAACTCTTTATGAAAAGGCTCCGTAAGTGGCACAGGGCGGCATGGTTCAAATTAAACCCCTCGGCCCAATCCGAGGATTACCCACCTCTCCGATTCTTCATGTGCGGCGAGTATGGGGATAAAGATCAACGCCCGCACTATCATGCATGTATCTTCAACGTCTGGTTTCCAGACAGAGAACTCTACAAGCACAACGCGGGCAATCCCCTCTACAGCTCGCCCACCCTCTCTAAACTCTGGCCGCTTGGTTTCTCTACCATCGGCCCTCTTAACCTCCAAACCGCTAGGTATACCGCCCGTTACGTCCTTAAAAAGGTCAACGGCGATCTCGCTGAGGCTCACTATCGTGGCCGTAAGCCTGAATTTGTCCGGATGTCACTCAAGCCCGGTATTGGCGCGGCTTGGTTCCATCGTTTTCATACCGATGTCTATCCAGACGGAAAACACGTCCTCAACGGAGTTGAAGGCCCCCCCCCCAAGTATTACGACAAGCTCTTCAAGCGACGCCAAAAGCTCGACTTCGAAGAACTACAAGCCCAGCGCGCCCACGAAGCGCATCAGCTGCGGCACGACAACACCCCCGAACGACTTGCCACCAAGGAAGTCGTCAAGCAAGCCCAAATCAACCAACTGAAACGCACACTATGAAGCTGCAAATCATCGCCATCTACGACGCTGCCACCATGGCCTTTGGCCGCCCCGTGTTCGTCCCTTCTCTCGGCGGCGCGATCCGTTCCTTCGGTGACGAAGTGAACTCCAACACCGATTCCGACGCCCACAAGCATCCGCAGGATTTCTCGCTTCATCACCTCGGTGAGTACGACGATTCCGACGGTTCCATAAGCACCTTCACCCCCGCCCGCCTGGCTCGGGCATCTGACCTCAAGGAGTCCGCCAAATGATGCACCGCAACCGCTCTGCCCAGACCCACCACTTCGCAATGACGCCACGCGCGGATATTCCGCGCTCGTCCTTCTCCATCCAGAAAAGCCACAAGACGACTTTTGACAGTGGCTACCTGGTACCTTTTTTCGTGGATGAGGTACTACCCGGCGACTCGTTCAACGTGCGGGCAACCATGTTCGCGCGCCTGGCGACGCCCATTGCCCCAATCATGGACAACGCCTATCTCGATACCTTCTTCTTCTTCGTTCCCAACCGTCTGGTGTGGACGAATTGGGTCAAGCTCATGGGCCAACAAGACTCTCCCGGCGACTCGATTTCGTTCCTCACTCCGAAGATCGACTCACCCCTGGGCGGCCACGCGGCCTTGAGCATCTACGACTACATGGGCCTTCCCACGGTCGGCCAGGTCGCCGCCGGCGAAACCTACGAACACTCCGCGATGTGGCTACGCGCTTACAACCTCATCTACAACGAGTGGTTCCGCGACGAAAACCTCTGCACGCCTACGGTCGTGAACAAGGGTGATGGCCCCGACCCCGTGGGCGACTACACCCTCAAGCGCCGCGGCAAACGCCACGACTACTTCACAAGCTGTCTACCCTTCACCCAGAAAGGCACCGCGGTCACCTTGCCCCTCGGCACTCAGGCCCCGGTCAAATCCAGCGGCAGCACCATCTTTGTCCGCGGCGGCTCCGGCGGGACTACCGCTCTCGTCGCCAGTGGTACGGGCGTGAACGCTCCGGTCACTGTCGGCACCGCTACTGCTGCGGGCGATCTCAACTTCGGCGCCAATGGCGCAACGCTCGGAGCTCTCTACACCGACCTGTCGAGCGCTACCTCGGCAACCATCAACCAGTTGCGTACGAGTTTCCAGATTCAGAGACTCCTGGAACGCGACGCACGCGGAGGAACCCGGTATGCGGAGATTGTCCGTTCTCACTTTGGCGTCATCTCCCCTGACGCGCGACTTCAGCGCCCCGAGTACCTGGGCGGAGGAACCACGCCTATCGTCGTTAATCCCATTGCTCAGACGTCGGCAACTGGGGAGACCGGTTCGACGACTCCTCTTGGTAACTTGGCTGCAATGGGTACAGGACTCGCAAGCGGACATGGCTTCAACCAGGCGTTCACCGAGCACGGAATGGTCATCGGACTCGTCTGTGTCCGCGCCGATTTGAGCTACCAGCAAGGTCTCCGCAAGATGTGGAGCCGCCGCACCCGTTACGACTACTACTTCCCGGCCTTCTCGCACCTCGGCGAGCAGAGCGTCTTGAACAAGGAAATTTTCTGTGACGGTTCCGCGAATGACGATGTTGTCTTCGGGTACCAGGAACGCTGGTCGGAGTACCGCTACAACCCCAGCAACATAACCGGCCTTTTCCGCTCCACCACTGCCGGCACCATCGACCTCTGGCACCTTGCGCAGCGCTTCACGAACCTGCCCACTTTGAACCAGACGTTCATCGAAGAACGTCCACCGCTCGAACGCGTGCTTGCAGTCGGCGCCGCGGCCAATGGCCAGCAGCTCATCATGGACAGCTTCTTTGACATCAAGGCTGCCCGACCGCTACCGGCCTACGGCGTCCCCGGCCTGATCGACCACTTCTAAGGAGCCGTCATGAGCTTCAAGCCGAAGAAGTTTTTTAAGAAGGCGAAGAAGTTCGTCAAGAAGGTCGCCCCCTATGCAGCGGGGGCTGCAGCTGCGTACTACGGCGGCCCCGCGCTCGGCGGGATGTTCAACTCCGCTATGGGTGCATCCGGCGTCGGTTCTGGCGGCGGCTGGGACTCTTACGACCTACCGCCTAATTCCGGCAGCCCACCGGCCGGCTTCAACTACGGCTCCGGGACTTCTCCCGGTCTGTGGGGCATGGCCGGCAGCCTGGCTGGCCCTCTCCTTCAAGGCGGGATTTCCTACCTCGGCGCCAAACAAGCCAACGCAGCGAACGCGAAGCAAGCCCAGCAACAGATGGACTTTCAACGCGAAATGTCCGGTACCTCGTACCAACGCGGCATCGAAGACATGAAAGAGGCCGGCCTTAATCCAATGTTGGCGTACAGCCAGGGCGGCGCGAGCTCGCCCGGCGGTGCGTCTGCCTCCATCGGCGACGAAATTTCCCCTGCCCTCAACTCCGGCCGCGCGGCTCAGATGCTGACTGCCCAGGTCGACAACATGAAAGCTCAGAATGCCAACATCAACGCCAATACTCAAAACACAAACGCCGACACTCTGGCAAAGATTCTGCAGCCGGCTGCAATCAACGCCGGCATCGACTCCACCAGACAAAACACCGCCAACGCTAAAACCGCCGGCCACCAGGCCGAGCAAAATCTCAGCTTCTCCCGAGACACATACGACGCTGATGTGGCCGCTGCAAAGGCGGCCAGCATGTCAGCCAACTACCGTCTCGAAGGTGACAAAAATATGGCTGAATTTCAGAAAACCGCCGTCGGAGCCGTCCTCCCGTACGTGACCGGGATACTCGGCGCCGTTAACTCCGCAATCGGCGGCGTCGGGAAGATCTCTGACGTCATCGACACCACCAGGCGCCGCACGCAACGCGGCCGAATCATCAACCTCAATAGGTAACCCACCATGAAACACTGCCCTCCTGTCTGCTCCCCCTGCGATCCAGACACCGGCGAGCTCCCCTCGCCCTTCGCTGTGCAGGCTCCCTACCTCTTCACTCCGTACAACCTCGACCGCGACGCATGGAGCCGTGCCAACGGTCTCGCGTGCCTTGACGGCACCAAAACGAAGATCTCGGAGCAGGAGTCCACCGACATCAACGAAATAGTCCGCCAGTTCGGTCTCACGGGCCAGCTGCCCGACAACCCCCTACCGCCTCAATACGGCGATTTTTCCGACGTACTTGACTACCACGGTGCACTGAACGCCGTTCGACGCAGCCAAGAGGCTTTTGAGGGCCTTCCAGCGGCATTGCGCGCACGGTTCTCAAAC